TACCTGCAGAACCGACGATGGCGTAACCAATAACAGCGCAGGAACTTCTAAAAAATTAGTGTTTCAGATTTATTGGAATGATAACCATTTTCCACTAGGTGGAAGTTCGGCAACTGGAACGCCAGTACAGCCAGGCGGATTTGGACCGGATACTGTTGACGGAACAGTTTCATTGACAGTACAAACAGTCAAGGCGTCGGGCGTTTTGGAACCAACAGGTTCTGGTAACTTTAATATAGAAACCCCAACGGTTACAATAAGTTCTATCACTAATTAATTTTTCGCACCCTTACAACCCTCGATAAATAATATGCTACTATAATTATAGGAGGTATTATGCAAGAGGAATTCCAAAAAGCATTGGATTTTTCTAACTACAGAAAGACATTTGCTGTTCAGAGAAAAACCCTTAAAGAAAAAATTGAAGCCAAATTAACCTACGGTCATAACGGAGGAGTCTTCAAGATTGATAGAACACTTCTTAACTTTGTGGAAATGTTAATATACAAGGATAGATCGGAGGATGTTGTAATATTGGATGCAAACGAAAATCCAATTTTGATAAAAAATTTGGTAGAGTTTAGAGAAGAAATTTTTGATAGATACTTTACAGCAACCAATGAATATTTTGAAGAATATCAAAAGATTAAGAAAGCGAGATCAGTAGAATCTCTATTGGAAGTATAACAAATGAATAAGGGTATAATCCTATTTGCTCACAACAATAGGCAGATTGATTATGCCTTGATGAGCCTCCTAACAGCAAAATTAGCAAAGAAACATTTAGATGTTCCGGTAAGTCTAATAACTGATCCTTCAACAGTTGATTGGATGAAAGAATCGGACATTCTTAAGAAAGCAACTGAAATCTTTGAACAGATAATAATTACTCAGCGTCCGGAAGATGGAAACATGAGAAATTTTTCCGACGGTAAAAATATTAAACCAGCACCATTTAGTAATGGTAATAGATTTTCTGCTTATGATCTTACACCGTACGATAGAACATTATTAATTGATACGGATTATCTAGTGCTATCAAATAATCTAAATGAGTATTGGGATGTCGATAGTGACTTATTAATGTCTCCTAAATATAATGATATTATAGGTAAGGAAAGAATAGGTTATTTAGATTCACACATATCAGATACTGGAGTTGAAATGTATTGGGCAACAACAGTAATGTTTACGAAGAACGAGTATAGCAAAATGTTTTTTGATTTAGTAGAATACATTAAAACCGAATACAAGATGTTTGCTGATGTTTTTAGATTTGATCCTAGAGTTTACAGAAATGACATATCCTTTAGCATTGCCAAACACATTCTTAATGGTTATCAGAAAGTAAATGAATACAATCTTCCTGATGTATTTTCAACTACAGATAAGGATATCTTACACAATGTATCTGACAATAAATTACAATTTTTAGTTTCAGATAAAGATAATTTTATTGCTGCTTCTGTTAATAATAAAGATGTGCATGTTATGAATAAGTTTAGCATAGTTCGTAATTACGAAAAGTTGATGGAGTTAGCAGAATGACGTTTGGATATCTATTGATTGTATCAGAAAAAGACGATACTAATTATGCAAGGCTTGCTTATGCTCTTGCATTGAGCATAAAGAATACCCAGAAAGAAGGATACGATAAAGTAGCATTAATAATCAACGACAAGAAAAGACTAGAAGGATTCACATCAACATGGGTATTTGATGAAATTATCGAATGGAACGAAGCAGACTTCTGGGATGGAAGATCTCACATGGACTTGTTAAGTCCTTGGGACCAAACGATATGCCTTGATGCTGACATGCTGTTCCTTAGGGATTACAGCCACTGGGTAGAATATTTTATTAAGAATTGTGAATTATATGTTGCTAACAAATCCTATACCTATCGAGGAGAAGTTGTAAAAGATGAATATTACAGAAAAACTTTTTTAGCAAACGAGTTGCCTAACTTATATTCCTTTTACACATTTTTCGTTAAAGATAGTCAGTTAGCAAAAGAATTTTTTAACTTGCAAAGAGAAATTATCAAGAATCCTAAGGAATTTAGTAATCTATTCCTAAACAATTATAAACCTAAGATAGTAGGAACAGACGAAGCCTTTGCACTGTCGGCTAAGATACTAGATATAGCAGATGAAATTTCTTATCATTTAGAATTTCCTAGAGTAGTACACATGAAAGGAATGATACAGAAGTGGCCTTATCCTGCAGACAGTTGTTATGATCATGTTGGTTTTTATTTTAACAGACAGGGTAAATTAAAACTAGGAAACTTTGAACAAACTGATATTGTCCATTACGTAGATAAGGACAAGATCACTCTAGAAACAATAAACATATTGGAGGAAATAGCATGGAAGAAAAAATAAAACTTCCGGATTTTGACGAGTGGATCAAGAACTACAAACCAGAGCCGGTAGTCTATTGTGCTGCTTTTGATCCAGAATCAGGAAAGGTATTAGCAGTAGGTCCTAATCACGCTGTTAATGAAAAACAATATAGCAATGTAATAGAATTAGATTCTGATGTTGCTGAAAAAATTATATCTGGTGATATAAGGATGAGCAAGTGTTTTGTTGATCCGCATGAAGGAAAACTAGAAATAGTAGAAGTAAAAGATCTATTCAAGATTGACGATATGTTGCATAGAATTATTGTCAAGGAATGGTCAGACATTAAGAAGCCTGATATTCACTTGACACACTATGCTGATGGTAATACACTAATAATACAATTATCAGAAGAATATGGCGGAACATATAAGCAAGATGAGGAACACCAGCCAGTGGCAAAAAGAAAAATGTTTTGGGACGGTGATACGGTATTAGACTTTACTATAACTGATTACAATGATCCTAATGTTATTGCTGATAACTTTAGCATTAAAATTAACGAATTAGTTGGAAATAAGGTTATTAAGTCCGAACTAAACATTCCAAAGTATTTTAGTGTATACACTAGAAGACTATTTAAAAATTACATGATTGAGGAAAAATGAAAAAAGTAGTTGAGTTTGATGTTTTCTTTTTGAGTTACGATGAGCCTAATGCAGATTTGCATTACGCTGATCTATGTAACAAAGTGCCTTGGGCCAAAAGAATACACGGTGTAAAGGGTTCAGATCATGCACACAAGGCAGCAGCAGAACAATCAGAAACTGATTGGGTTTTAACTGTTGATGCTGACAACATTGTATATCCAGAATTCTTTGACATAGAAATAGACATGGACAATCCGGACATTCGTGCATACAGTTGGTGCGGTCGCAACAATGTTAATGGCCTGCGCTATGGAAATGGCGGATTAAAACTGTGGAACAGAGAGCATGTGCTTAATATGAAGACGCATGAAAATGCAGACAGTGAAAGAGCTCAGGTTGATTTTTGTTGGGAAGATGGTTATAGAAATTTTCCTAAAACATTTAGTGACACGGTAATTAATGCAACACCCTTTATGGCATGGCGTGCTGGATTCCGCGAAGGTGTAAAAATGACACTGGATGGCGGATTAAAAGTTCCTTCACAAGAAATTGAAAAACGTATTTGGTGGCACAATATGCACAGGCTAAGAATGTGGAGCACAGTTGGAAGTCATGTTGAAAATGGTTTGTTTGCTGTATATGGAGCACGTCTAGGAACATATCTTACAAACTGTACGGACTGGGATCATGTTCAGGTTAGAGATTTTGAATGTTTGCGTGATCTTTACAATGAAAAATGTAAACAATACGAAGACGGTTTTGGTCTTGAACAAGAAATTAAGTGGTTAGGAAGTGAACTAAGACATGAACTAGGATTTAACTATCCTAATTTAGATCCATCGATGAGCAAATATGTAATGGATTTATATGAGGAATCTATTAATTTAGGAAAAACATACTTCAGTCAAATTTATGTATGATATATTTTTTGTCAGCAAGGGAGAAATCAACATTAATGCTTGGACTAAGTTCAAGCAATTAGTACCCCATGCACAAAAAATAGAAAACTGTGATACTTTTGAAAAGGCAGCAGACAAATCCTTAACAAAACATTTTTGGGTAGTTTGGGATAATATCACGATTAATCCAGATTTTGAATTTAATTATAGAATTCCGGAGTGGGACGAAAAATACATTCATGTGTTTAAGAACGGATTATATCATGATGGCATTTGCATTTTCCCCAAGCGTGCTAAGATCCTACAGAGAGAATGGGACTATCGTTTTTTCACAAATAAAAAAGAAATGGATATGATAGCAAGCCAACCTGTTCCGTATGATGTTGCATTTATTTCATACCACGAAGAAAACGCAGAAAAGAATTTTAATAAATTGCTTGAAAAAGCACCTCATGCACAATGGACACGCGATGTCAAGGGCATACACCAAGCACACATTGAAGCAGCAAGAAAGGCAACCACGGACATGTTCTACATAGTTGATGCGGATGCTGACGTGTTGGAAGATTTTAACTTTGACATGCAGATACCCTACTATGATTTCAATGCAAGAAAGAGCGTGTATGTTTGGCGCAGCAGAAATCCAATAACGGATTTGGAATATGGATACGGTGGAGTAAAACTGTTTCCGAGAGAAGCAACGCTAAACATGGATACTAATACTCCAGACATGACCACGAGCCTTTCTGACAGTTTCCGTGCAATGGAACAAGTAAGTAACATAACAGCGTTTAACACAGATGCATTCAGCACCTGGAAGAGCGCATTTAGAGAGTGTTGCAAATTGGCAAGCAGAACCATAAGGGGACAGAACGATGATGAAACGGATCAAAGGCTTAGCAAGTGGTGTTCGGACTATGGGCGTGACAGACCTTTTGGCGACTATGCGATCAATGGCGCCCGTGCTGGCAGGGTTTATGGTGTGGCTAACAGTGCTAATCCTGATGCTCTTAGGTTAATAAATGATTTTGATTGGTTAAAGGAACAGTTTGATGCAGGACAAGGATAGAATACAGAGTTTTGAGCCTATTATGGACGAGATATCGCCTACCTTCTGCATGGCCAAATGGCACCATACCACAATATATCTGCAGACGGGCGAAACGCACAGTTGCTATCATCCCGCACCACACAAGATTCCGCTGGAAGGATTGGAAGAGAATCCAAGCCAACTGCATAACACTCCACAGAAGAAAGCGGAGCGACAGCAGATGATCAATGGCGAAAAGCCGAGCGGTTGCCAATACTGCTGGAACATTGAATGCATGGGCAAGGATTATATAAGCGATAGGAAGGAAAGAAATGCGAGTATCCATACTGAAGAAAGATTTGCTGCAATTAAGGCAGACCCTATGGCTGATGTTAATCCGCAGTATGTAGAAATTTCATTTGGTAATGAGTGTAACTTCAAGTGCGGCTATTGCCATCCCAAGCACAGCAGCACATACCACAAGGAGATTAGGGATCACGGTCCATACACCATGGTTAAGAATCATCGCAATGACATTGACTGGTTCAAGATACACAAGGAAGAGGACAATCCATACGTAAAAGCGTTTTGGAAATGGTGGCCCGAACTGCGTAAGACGCTTACAATTTTACGCATCACGGGAGGCGAGCCTCTGCTACAGCAGAGCACGTGGCGCATGTTTGATGAGTTGGAAAAGAATCCAATGCCCAACCTTGAACTAAACATCAATTCAAACTTTGGTGTCAAGCACATACTGATAGAACGCTTTGCTGACAAGGTTAATAGTCTTGTTGAGAAAGGTTGCATCAAGGACTTCAAGGTATTCACCAGCATGGACACCTGGGGCGAACAGGCGGAATACATACGCACTGGATTGGATTTGGAGTTATGGGAAAAGAACTTTGACACATACATGACCAAGACCAATCATCCACTAACGTTCATGGTCACTTTTAATATACTAACCGTTACCAACTTCCACAAACTACTAGAGAAGTTTCTATACTGGCGCAAGAAGTATAACGTAGATAATCAAACCAAGTGGCAGAGAATACGCTTTGATACACCCTACCTAAAGGAGCCACTACAGTATGACATGAACATACTGCCCAAGGAATACTTCATGCCCTACATGGAAAAGCATTTAGAATTCATTAAGGACAACATGGATGATACAGATAGGCACAAGTTTAGCGAACTTGAATATGAAAAGTTTCGCCGCGTGGTTGATTACATGCGAACAACAAATTACTCTGCTGAGAAACTCGCAGAAGGTCACAAGGACTTTTTCAATTGGTTCACGGAATATGACCGCAGACGAGGTCTTGACTTCGTCAAGACTTTTCCTGAACTAGAGGAATTTTATTTTGACTGCGCCCAGTAAAACATTCTGCATATTGCCTTGGATACACCTGTATGCCAATCCTGACGGAAATGTATTGCCTTGTTGCGTAGGAGATTGGCAAAAGCCAATGGGTAATGTTCAAAACAAAAAATTAGAAGATGTCTTTAACAATGAAAAGTTTAAGCAGATGCGTACGAATATGCTAAAAGGTAAACGCTGCGAAGAATGCACTGCCTGCTATAGAGACGAAGATGCTGGTAATAGCAGTTTTAGAAAACATTCAAATGAGCAATTTGAAAAATATATTGATGATGCAGTGCTAAACACTAATGATGATGGCAGCATGGACGACTTTAGGTTGCGATATTTAGATGTTAGATGGAGTAACATTTGTAATTTTAAGTGTCGATCGTGTGGCGGAACATATTCATCTAGTTGGGCAAAAGAAGATGGAAAGTCAAATGCTTACACGTTTGCCGGTGGTGATTCAAATGATGATCTGTATAAGCAGTTCGAACCTCACTTTGATACCATAGAAGAATTTTACTTTGCAGGCGGTGAGCCTTTACTTACGGATAAACATTACGAAATATTAGAATATCTAATTGATCACGGTCGGACAGATGTAAAGTTAAGATACAACACAAACATGAGTGTATTAAAATATAAAGGAAAAAATATTTTAGACTTATGGAAAAAATTTAGTAATGTTGTAATTGGAGCAAGCCTGGATCATTATGGATCTAAGGCTGAATACATACGGCACGGGACAGATTGGTCTTTGGTTGAAAGTAATTTAAAATTAATTCGCAAGGAAACTCCTCATGTAGAATTACATACAAACACGGTGGTATCTATTTTTAATATAAAGACCTTGCCTGAGTTTGTTCAATATATTATTGATAACGATCTAGTTAGTATAGAAAACTATAATCCTAACTTTTATAACATAATGAATCCAGACTATTATAGTTTTAAGATGATACCAGAAGAGGACAAGATAGACATCATAAAATCCTTGGAAGAGTTTGCTTCAAAGCATAAAGGAAACATCGAATACGGAATACAGGGTGTTATAAACGGACTAAGGTCATCGGTATATTCACCTGAACTTAAAACAAAGTTGCAGATAAAAACAAAATACTATGATCATTTGCGTAAGGAAAATGTAGAAGAAACTTTTCCCGAAATACAAGGATGGTTTAAATGAAAATTTACTTCGACACATTAAAAAAAGATGAATCAAATCAGAATCATCTGACCTCAAATGGAAATAACGACTATTGGCTAATCGCACCAGGTGCGCCCATTAAAAAAAAGTGCATAGAAATGAAACTGGATCTTTCGGAGTTAACAGATGTTAACGAAACAGGAATATATTTTGTGGACGTTAGAAATGATCCCCAATGGTGGGCAGGCGTATTAACAAACGATGGTGTTCCTCACACTCACATACTGCATTGCTTAACCGAGGAAATAAGAAAACTAGCCAAGGAAAAGAAGATTAGGATCGTAATCAATGCGGATAGAGAAGGTGGCCCAATGGTTACACAGCATTGGGATTGCTTTTTAACCACGCATACCGCAATGGTTGAACTTGGATTGCCCAAGGACAGCGTTCTAATACTACAGGGCAACAAGAAGGTAGAGCACCAGTATCGCAGATGGCTAAAAGCCAAGGGTGTTGATAGGCTCTATGATGTAATGTATAGCAATCACTTCGGAAACATATTTGGAGATGATAAATTACCAACTGCTCCTGTCATAAAATACGCCATGGCGAACCCTGCCAGCAAGGATTACAACAGCCTTAACAGAGTTTATCGTCCGCAAAGAGGTGCACACCTATACAGGCTCATGAAGGACGGAGTATTGGACAAAGGTATAGTAAGTGGCAATGAAATAATATTACGAAATGTAGAAACAGAAATGCTTGTGGGAGATTATTCGGACATAGACAAGGAGTTTCCTAGGTTCATAGATGGAGATTGGAGCAAGATAAATGCTGCCAATCAATACAATGTTGACATTTATAAGAATAGTTTGCTTTCAGTCATTACAGAAACTATGTTTCTGGAAGACGTTGCATTCATCACGGAAAAGATATTCAAACCCATCACAATGGGACATCCACTCATACTGTTTGCCAGCCAAGGAACTCTAAGATGCCTGGAGGACATGGGATTTAGAACGGACTGGTGCGGTATAGATCCTGCATACAATGATATACAAGATAATGTTGAACGATTCAATGCTACGCAGCAGGTTCTCAACGACTGGATAGCACTGCCACAGGAAGAAAAGATAGCAAGATTAGAAAAGAGCATGGATACCATACAGCATAATTTTGATTTAATAAGGCGTAGTGACTTCTATGCTGATGCCATCAATGAAGCAGTTGCCAGGACGGAGAAGTATTATGAAACCGTTTAATCAATATAAACGTTTTTTTGCGTTTGGTTGCAGCCTAACCAAATATAATTGGCCCACATGGGCTGACATAATAGCAACTGAAGTTCCAGAGTATTACAATTATGGACAGAGTGGCGGCGGGAATCTATTCATAGCCAACAGCATTGTGGAAGCAAACCTTACCCACAAATTTACGGAAGATGATTTGGTTATTGTAATGTGGAGCAGCGTAAGCAGAGAAGATAGATATAGGAATGGAAAGTGGCAAACCCCAGGTAATATATACTCTCAAGGAGAAATAGACATGGAGTTTGTTTATAAATGGAGCGATGATAGATTTTACCTAATGAGAGATTTAGGGTTGGTTGAACAGACCAGAGCTTATCTTGAAAATCTACCATGCGACTCGGACATGCTGAAGATGGTGGACTTCGAGGAAATAAAAATATCCGACAACATAAAGGGAAATCATCTAGAGGACATATTAAAACTATATTCATCTACTATTAATAGTGTTAAACCTGCAATAGTTGATGTTGTGTATGATGGTGTATGGCCTATTATTCCCATAAAGGGTTGGGGAGGTGAAGGGCAGACAGCAGACTATCATCCCACACCATTGGGTTATCTCAAGTATCTTGAAAAGTTTTATTCGATTACCGAAGGCATGAGAAAATATGCAGAGGAATATGATGCAAGGGTCTTGGAGTGTAAGACATTGGATGATACTGTAAAGTTTTGGTCCGCACCAGGAGTGGCAAGGCTATGATGGCGTGTGTTAACACAAGGAATTTGTTGTATGTTATTACCTATGACCCTAATAATCCCAAGGTTGAGGTTGTTCAAAGCAGTGTAGCCATTACTGAGTTTCATAAATCCGACAAAGATTTTTTCTACATTCAGTTTTCTGATCCTAGCAGTTTTAGGATAGTTGATGTAAAGGGTTTAATCCCAGAAGAGGAATTTGAACAGATTAAGGATCCTAATTCCAATCTTCATCTGATGCTGGACAATGCATTGGAATTTTATCTCCTGAGTGCTGATACGATATACGAGGAAATTGTAATCAAGCACGGCGTTCCTGCAGAAAAGATAATCTTTCTTAGTGCCATTCCAACCATGCACGAATACATTAAAAAGTTATCAGAAAAATATAAATTGCCCGAGATTAAACTAGAATGGTTTAACCTATTTGAACACACGGGTCGCAATGCAAGACTGCTATCAAAGGATGTGGAAACTCTTAATAAGAAACAATCGTATGAACGATCATTCCTTTGCTTAAACAGAAGATGGAGAATGCATCGTCCTTTAATGTTCACTCTGCTCAAGGACAGGGGATTGGTAGACAAGGGGTTTATTAGCCTTGCACCCTCCGATGACGGTATGGATTGGAATAAAGTTTTTCCGAGATTGAGATTGATGTATCAAAATCATGCACTGATAGATCCTATACTGGAAAGAAATTCTGATGTCATAAACACTCCACCTTTATATTTGGATCTGGAGGATCTCGTCACGAACAGGGCAGAACCAGAAGTGTCAATAAATGAATATTACAAGAAAACATATTTCAGCCTAATTAATGAAACCACGTATCATGAGAATGTTCCCTTCTTCAGCGAAAAGATTTTTAAGGCAATAGGCATGGGGCATCCGTTCCTAGTTGCAACGGCAGCAAACAGTTTACAGTATCTAAGAAAGTTAGGATATAAAACTTTTCATCCTTTCATTGACGAATCATATGATAATATTTCGGACGACGGAAAGAGAATGTTAGCGATCGTTGATGAGGCTAAACGACTCTGTAATTTGGACAAGGCTGAGTTCAAATCCTGGAGAGCGAGCGTGGAACCAATAGTTAGGCACAATCAAAGATTAATCGAATCAAAAAGAAGCATATCGCAGCGAATGAACTATTAGTAGCACCGAATTAAGGCGTCTAAAACGCATTTTAAGCGTCATACAGCGGTGTTAACACACAAGGTGTTATAGTTGAACCCTGTAAGAAACAATCAGGTTTAAAAGGTGTTTAACTGCGTTTTTGTAAATACTTTTGGTTATAACAGTAGAGGAAAAAATATGAAAATTGGATTTATTGGACTGGGTAAATTAGGTCTGCCCTGTGCTGAAGTGGTTGCCCAAAAAGGTCATGATGTTACAGGATATGATATTGTTGATGTCCAAACTGATAAAGTTCAATTTAAAACTACCATAGAGGATTGTGTTAAGGATAGAGAGATAGTTTTTATAGCAGTTCCTACACCGCACGATCCAGCATATGATGGTAGGGCACCAACAGCACACCTACAACCAAAAGATTTTTCATACGATATTGTTCACAGTGTTCTTAAGGAAGCAAACGAACACATGAACAAGGATCAACTGCTTGTTCTTATTTCAACAGTATTGCCAGGAACGGTCAGAAGAGAATTTATACAGCACATTACTAATCCGAGATTCGTTTATAACCCATATCTAATTGCAATGGGAACGGTAGCATGGGACATGGTTAATCCTGACATTGTCATGATTGGAACAGAAGATGGCAGCACAACAGGTGATGCCAAACAACTGGTAGAATTTTATAAAACCATTATGGAAAATGATCCAAGTTATGAAATTGGAACATGGGATGAATGTGAGTGCATCAAGGTATTCTACAATACATTCATATCAACAAAACTTGGATTGGTTAACATGATGCAGGATGTTGCCGAAAGGCAAGGCAACATTAATGTTGATGTTGTTACTCGTGCGTTAGTGAATAGCACACAGAGAATAACAGGCCCTGCATATATGAAAGCAGGTCTTGGCGATGGAGGTGGATGCCATCCGAGAGATAACATTGCATTGCGTTTCATGGCAGACAAATTAAATTTGGGTTATGATTTATTTGATGCAATAATGAATGCAAGAGAAAAGCAAGCCAAGAACATGGCCTCAAAATTAGTTTCTATTTCCAAAGAAAGAAATCTTCCTATCTTACTAAATGGTGTTGCATATAAACCAGGCGTTCCGTACCAGGACGGTAGTTACAGTTTATTGGTAGGACATTATTGTCACGAATTAGGTAGAGGTCCAATGACCATTGATCCTGCGATTGACTTGGGCGGCGGAATGGAATTTAGAGCAGTTGTGTTACTCGCCCATCCTACACTTTATATTAAACTAACTGATGATAGTGTTGTAGTTGATCCTTGGAGACAATACACTTCGGATAAGCATTTGGTTATTCACTACGGAAATACTAGAAAAAGTTAAAGAATATTATTAGTTCTTTTCTTGATATCTGCTTTAAGCATTTCTATATCAATTTTAAAATCTAACTTTTTGATTGTGTCTTTATACTCTGAAAGAGTACCTAAAAGTTTTTTGGCAACGGCATCTGGTTGATTTGATTTCAATTGCTCCTTGATATCAATCTCCCATATCCTTCCATCTTTAAATTCCAAAATCATCACGTCAACATAAGCGACCGGCATGGTGTCCATGTATAAATCCTCGAACACCTCCGGCCACTCTTTGACTAAATGTTTTGGCGGTTTAAAATATTGCCTATGCACGGCTTACGCTTCTGCAGAGGCCTTTTCTTTCGAAGAAGTTTTCTTCTTCGGTGGATCTAGTTCATCTGCTTCTCTACGCAATCTCGCTGCTTCTTTGTACATAGCATCTGCTTGGCTGCGATAAGATCTAGCAAGATCCGAATCAGAAAGAACACCGTCGGTTGCTGGTGCCGCTACTGGTTCTTCGCTAGGTAATGTTTCAGTTGCTGGAGTAGCAGTTTCATCTGATTTAGGTGCGCCACTTACGAATGTATATAATTCGTCAACGCTCACATTGCGCTGTTCTGCAATTAGAACATTAAGTTCTGAAAGTAAAATTTCACTTACTGGAGTAGGTGTCATTTTAACTGTATCAGTCGCAACTTTTTTCAAACGTCCTTCTGCCTGAACTGCTGTTAGCATATTAGTTCCGTTAGCAAAAGATCTAGTGAACATAATTTCACCAAGTTCGTTTGCCTGTTGTCCCTGTTCAGAATCAATTAATTCCATTAAGGAATTGTGTTGATCGTCTCTTAATGTTGCTGTAGGTAAAACTAACGCCATGTTAGATTCACCAAGAACGGTTCTAAATACAACGGCAACTTTCTCACCGGTGTTTACAATCTTTCCTACGTGTTTAGTTTCTTTAGCCATTATTTTTCACCTTGTTGTGCTTGTTGTTGTTTGGTAACATGTTCTAAGAATGCAGTTAACTTATTATAAGTTTTTCCAACTGCTTCTAATTCATTTGCTTTAAATGCGCCTCTAGTTGTGGCAATATCAATAATGCTACGTACAGCATTTAGATCGTTTACATTTAAATCAGGACTTGATGCTGTAGCATCTGCACCTGGTGTTGGGACAGGACCGCTTGCCGGCGCTGCCGTTGCTTCAGAAGCGGGTGCTTCCGTTACATTTTCGTTTTTAGTTTCTTCCGCCATTTAGTTTCTCCTTAGGTATGGACATGCTAACATAAAGTATGTTAGTTCTTTTTGTTCTTCAAACCCCACAAACGTGGATGTATGAAATTTATTTTCCTCGTTAACAGAAGGATAAGTCACAATGCAATATCGTCCTGTTAGTTTAGATTTAATCCAATCAATAATGTTTTGATCAGCCCTTTCGCTATTTCCAATTTTAATTTTTGAAAAATGCGGAGGCATGGTTTTTAGTTGTCTTGAATTCAAAACGTCAAGTGGATTAAGTTCTATCATGTAATTATTTATAAAGTGCTACTATTACTCTGATAATTCTTGGCTTAGTCTTTTGGACAATGCTTTATTATATCCCATTTTTTGGACATCACCGCTGAATAGATACAGTTCAAAAGCAGATTTCTCCTTTAATACAGTTATTGCTCTTTTAGTAATATAATACGGCGATTCTATAAAATTGTCAAGCCATAAAAGCACTTGCGGTGTCACGGAAAATTTTTTTGGAAAATCCACTTTATAGGTTTTGATTTGTGCAGTTAACTGTATAAAGTTGAGTGCTTCGTCTGTTAAACGAAGTCCTCCGGATTCTTTGGATCTAACATTCCACCACCAGAGAGATCTTTTTTCTTTTATAATATCTTCTGTGATGTCTTGGTTTGCGGCTTTTAGAAAAACTCTCGTATAATTATCTTTAATGTCCATTCCACTATTCTTTATCTCCGGTAGTAAGTCTGTACACTGAAAAATCAGTTGTATTAAAGAGTTTGTTAAGTTTCTTGGCTAAGTTTCTAGCATGTCCTGGATTTGAAAATGAGACCTTCTTATATTTAGGACCAGGATAACTAGCAACAGCACTTCCGCTTTTTAGATTGAAAGGTTTGTTCTGATAAAACACTGCCCAAATGGCTTCGCTCTCGAGAATCTGTTCTACTTTATATGTTTCTCGATTAGTATGTTCGAGAATTATTGTTGGTTTTGGTCTACTCATATATACGTAATTCCTAGTTAACTACGTATATATTTATCCTTTTTTAAAAGGAACCTCCATCAAACTTTACATCAACTTCAGTACTAGACTTCTGTAATTCCTTTAGAAGTGCGTGTATTTCGCCTATAGTGCTGCCTAGTTTTGTTGTAAGCAGTGATAATTCTGTTGTAAGATCACGTGCTTCTTGTATTGTAATTCTAACTTCTTTTTGTTGTGATCTTTCCGCAACAGCAATGCGCTGTAGTAGTTTTTCAACAGTTGCTAAATTTGCAGGGACGTTATTTTGAGACACTTGACAATACCTGTTTCATTTCTAGTTCAGTCTTAAAAGGACCACGATATTCATAACGCTGTAGAGTAATTAATTTAGGACAGAAACTCTTTACCCAGCCCTTTTCAAATCTAATTGTGTAGTAACCTGCGCAGTACAAACTCTTTGAATCCTTACTCTTTGTAAAAAGTGGAAGTTTCTTCTGTATATCATACATTGCATTATGAGGAATAGTACTTGATGCAAATCCATGTACTTCCTTAGGATTAGAATTATCCGCTTCCTTGATAATTTTAGCAACGAAAAAATCATTTCCAAATTGTTCAGTAAGATTTTTCTTGGTATTGAATATTGTAATTCCTTCTTCATTGCTTAAAATAAATTTATTTTCTTCATTTTTTCTTAGTGTTGCAACTCTCACACCGTCATTTTCAACGATCCAAAATTTATTATCAATAATAGGTTTCGCTTGAATTGATGCCATATTAACCTCCTAGAACTTTTTCGACCGCATCGTCATATCTTGCATTTAGTGGCTCAGCATAAGCCTGTGCTTGATCTGATATTTTCTTTAGATCATAAAGATTGCAGAACTTCATTAGTCTAATACCAACTTGGCTTACATTCTTATTTGAGTTAGTTGCAGTTGAAACTGTTTCTTTAATGATATTCTTAATGTCGTCTGGTTGATGCTTAAGATCAATCAATTGTCGATTTCTTTCATAATCTTCTAGCACACGATGCTCTTTGCCCTCGTGATCAACCCAACGCTGTAACATTAAGTTATTCCAATTAAATCCTTTTGTTTGCCTATCGGCAAACGCCTCAGACAAACCTACCTTGTTCTTAGTGCCTTTCTTACGAACACCTGGATATGCGCTGAACACGTTATCGCTTGTGTCACCACGCATACATTTTTCAAACAATAGCCACTCTGGATCAGGAGCAGGCTTTGGTTGCTTAGTTTTTTTGTCTATCACAGGAAGTCCTTTCTTGTCAAAGAATCCTTCGTGTGTAGTTGTCACTTCTTGTACACCATTATATAATTTTACATTAGGTGCAATTAACTGTTGGAAATCGGTATCTGTACTAATAACAACATGTTCTGTATCTGGATGTTGTTGAATCCATCCAGCAATTAAATCATCTGCTTCAAGTTGTGGGTGTTGTAATACAGTACAGTTTGTTTTATCTGTAACAAATTCTTTGAATGTGTCAAATGCTTCCCAAAATACTGTTTCTTCTTCCTGTTGTTTCTCATTTAGAGCAGCACGAGCATCACTTCTGTTACGCTTGTAAGGCTCGTAGTAGTCTTTACGCCAACTACGTCCTTCTAAACAGAACACAACATGAGTGCCGTTAAAGTCCTGCCATGCCTTCTTAATGCTGTTTAGTGTGATATGGAACGCCATACCTAACTTAATATCAGCATCTCCATTGATTACATGCCTCGCTCTAAAGAACGTGTTCGCAGTATCTACTATTATATGACACATTTTATTCATTATCTCTTTTAACAGCACTAGCATCAATAGAGCCAGTGTCTAGTGGTCCTCCATAGTCACCATCGACTACAACGTTTGCACAAAGTTCACGGAACCAACGATCAACAATTTCTTCATCCTTGTCACCTTCTACACCGTATCCTTCATTTCTTAATTGTACTATGAAATACTCGTTCCAGTCAAGTTCAAAGAATCCATTTCGGACATTTTCTTTGTTAACATGAGTATTCAAAACACTTATCCAAGGTTCCTTCTTCATGGTAGCCTTTTCCTTGTCTGTAAGACCTGGCTTAGATGTGTCTGGTTCCTTGTTCTTTTTAAACAACTTCTTAATAAAGTCCATATTGTTTTCCCTATGTTCCGATAGCATTACCAAACAAGTATACATGCACTCTTGCAGCCACATTGTATCCCCTTTGGAAAGCCATCTTAGCAACAGAACCGGCTGTTGCAGTTTGCTCTTCTTCTCTAGCACCAACAGGCATTACCCAAATCGGATAATCTATTCCTTGTGCCTTAAATTGTGAGATTACTTGTTCCATTTCATCCCACTGTTGTTGTTCGGAACCAACAACAAATTTTAGTTGTCCTCTGTTACTTAAATTTCTATATTCTGCTACCACTTCAGGCTTAATTGCTTTCTTTGCAGTTTCACCTGCTACACTCCATAGTTTAGGACTTACACTAAAGAATAGTTCGACATCCTTAGTAATTTCGTTATCAACATACCAGAATTCTTTAAACTCCTGTGTAAGTTCTTGTGTGCCATTAGTTTCAAATGTAACACTAGCAGGCATGTTGTTTAATCTTTTAAATTCTGTCATGATACCAATGAATGCTTCTTGACCATGTTTCATTAGAGGCTCACCACCCGTAACACAGAAATGTTGTCTCTGTCCTGTAACGGGATGTAAAAATTTACCCTCTGGATTGGAATCTGTCTTTAATATATTAATAATATCATGTGCAAGTTCAACAGCAGTTTTCTGACCCATTAAGTGTTTAAACTTCTTGCTCCAAGTATAACTGCTATCACAACCTTTTTCCCATACAGGCAAGTCTTCAACTCTTTTAACTTGGCTCACATCATAATCTTCGAATGGTAAATCATATGTGTCCGGATTCGTAGGATCAACCTGACCAAAACCGTTACACTGTAGATTACATAGGAAGAAACGTATCCACGCAGTGGGCACGCCTGTATAATGTCCTTCACCCTGTATGCTGTGAAAGATTTCGCTATAGTAGTATTTCTTGTCAGTTGCTATTGTCATTGTCTTTATTATACGCTTTCTCTTGATGATTGTCAACCTTTTTAGACAGCGAAAATGTGCCATTAAAGTTGTCAGTCCAAACCAAATCGTCACCTATATCCCAGCCCATTTGGTTCAATAATTCTGTGGGTAGAGGAAGAACCAAATCACCAGTATCCGGATCTTCCTCAACTTTTACGGTAAGTTCCAAAGTAATCTCCTTAGAAATATTTCTTCAAAACTTCAATTTCGTCATGATATTTTGCAATGATATCCAACTCTTTTTCAATCGCTTCCAAAATGTCTGGATGTTCTCCAATCCCTGCCGGATTGTTAAGATACACTTCAACATTCATCTTGTGCTTTTGAATATGGCCTTCTGCGTGTGATACTAATGCTTTTATCATTTCATCTCTATTAATTGCCATTCTTCTCTCCTTTTCTATAGTTTCCCTTTTCGGGTATCACGTGGCGAACACCGCCTCGTGGATCTTCCATGTCGCCGTTTCGGCGAGGAATTAAGTGAACGTGCGGCCACATGACTGTCTGTCCTGCGGCTTCGCCGATGTTCTGCCCTAAGTTATAGGCATCACAGTATCCTTTCTGAACCCAATCATACCCCCAAGCATATGCTGCCTTGTAACAGGCCGCCAACTTATCCCAGGTTTCTTCCTTGGGCACGAAAAGAATGTGTCCTTCCGTTACCGGAAAGCCATCCTTGAACACGGTAAAATCTCTAGTGTCTATTAACACATCCTTCCAGGGGATATCCTTAAACTCCATTATTCTTCTTCGCTTTCTTCAATGTGCTCTTGGAATTCTTCTTCGCCATACCAGCATTTAAAATCAACAGCCCATTCGTCATCCTCTTTTGCATACTTCCAAATTGCATTTTGTTGGTCCACAGGAAGTGCGTGAAATGCTGCTCTGAAGTAACCAGCCTGTTCATCGGATGCTTCTACTCGCATTTCCTCGGCACGAGTCCAATCCTCTTCATCATCACTCTCACTTAGTTCGTCAGCCTCTACCCATGTATCCCATGCGGATGAATGCGCATCTTCATTTAAATCACTGATAATATCGTATGCTTCTTCTTTGGTAATCATTAATACCCCCTCAGTCTGTTTACTTGGTATATTTTGGGACCTGGTGTAGTAAATTCAAATCCCATCTTGTTTCCCACATATACCTTACCATTGTATTGCATATGAATTTTATTGCCTGCTAAAAAAATATCTAAAAATTGTTTATCGTTGAATCTATCAACTTCCGCTTCTGCTACCTTGTCATTGTCAGTGCAGGTTACGGTGCAGGTCTTATCGTATTCTGTTGCCATTAAAATCTCCCTGTTGATACATTTTCCCAAGGATAAACCAACCAACAGTCTTCCTCAGCCTTGTTAACTTCATCACAGTGGTATGACACTCCGTCAAATTCGCTTGATAAGTTTTCTGTTAATACTGCGAACCGAACGTTGTCACCCCAAATTTGATCCCATACAGGAGAATGAGGTAAACAACTGCTCTTCCAATCTTCCTTGATCCAATTAAATGTGGCACCGGTATCGTTAATATCATCTACAATTAGAATGTTTTTACCCAATGGTTTATTTTTAAAGAATCCCATCTCTGGAGCATATGAACCGTGTTCATCGTAGCCGTAGGCATCTTCACTCATCCAAGCATTACTTTCTAAATGACTATCACCATCACGTAATGCTACCTTAAGTGCTTCGCAACGAATACCTGTCATGTTTGAAATGATTGTAGCAGGAACATTGCCACCGCGTGTGATGCCAACGATGTAGTCTGGTTTCCAATTGTCCTTGTACATTTGTGTGACTATATTTACACACATTTTTTCCACGTCCTGCCACGTGTAATAAACTTTTTTAACCATTTTGTTTCTCCAGACTAAACTCAACTTGCTTAACATTTGCCCAAAGAAAACTTCTCCAACCCTTGGCGTTCACATCATAAACAGCCAATGATGTAGGAACCTTTTCAAACTCTAATTCCAGTTGATTAGTATCCACTTGAGTCTTTGGATGAAACTCTTCCGGTATTAGACTAAAGTTAAGAGTGGAGGTCATCTTTCTTTCCTCACCGTCCTTCTTGGTAAAGGTAACAACAACTTCTCTTTCTTTCAAAAGTCCTAGTAACCAATCTCGCCCCTCAGGCGTATCTATTTCATTTTTAATGTTTTCCACTTAAATACTCCTCATTATGTACCCACTTGTAACCACGTTCTTCCATCGTCTTACCACCATGCCAAGGAAGGAATCCCCATTCTTTAGTTTTTCTACCCATGAAGAACAAACTCCAGCAAGGAATCTCATTTCCTGCTTCGTCCTTCTCCAGTTCAAGCCAGTGTAAATCTTCTGCTGATCTAATACGGAAGTGTCCCGGACCTCTCCATACTTTAGTAGAACCTACAACACCTCCTGTTGTGCTGTTGGTTAATGGAATGTGTTCCCAATAACCGCCCTTAAGAATTAGAGTTGCATACCCCCATGGATGATCATGTAGTGTGGGTTCGTCACTTACAAGAACTTTGTGTAGTGTGATATTAAAAGGAAAGTTCTTGCGTTCCTTTAAAAATAGATAATAACGGATGAGGTAAGGTACCTTTCCGTCTCTATCATATATAATTCTCTTCCTATCCAGTTTCTCAAGCAGTTTCAGTAACATCTATGCCTCTTTCTTTTAGATAGCGTTTCAGTTCCTTGTCAGTTGGCTGAACACTATAGTTTTGTTTGAAAAATATTTCATAACTATCAGAACCATATTTTCCAATACCATATAACATAGTAGCATCATTTCCATCCCATGTCAAGTAGTCTTTTGACATGTTACGCAAGGCTTTTTCACGCCTATTATAAAAGCCCAATTCTCTTATAACGTCTATTACTTCTTCTGTGGTGCTCTTAAGGAATTTTTTGGGTGTATTCCATTTTGATAGAAAGTTTGGAAGCACCCTTTTTACCTGCACTCGATCCGTTTGGTTGAGCATTATAACTCCTACCATGTGTTGCCAGGAACCATCAATCTGTTCCTGTACCATTAGATCCTCAGAAAGGATTGTGCCAGGGCTGAACTTTTTCATAAATTTCCTTTACTCTCTTGTTGTATTCATCTTCATTAACAGCAAGATTATTTAGGTGCTGTCTCCAAATTCTTTTCATGTCTTCCGATAACTTTGGATTAGCAAGAATAAGTTTCAGTGCTTTACTACGCTTCTGCTGTAGTTCTTCCGAATAAGGTCCCATAGTCTATTCCTTTCATTGGACA